AGTCCGGGTGGTCCTACCATATAAAAACACACTTCCGACAGCAGGCGGAGGTGACAATGTCCATTCGGGTGAGTGTGTTTCTATATGGTGATAGCTTAGTGGGAGAGTGCAGTCGTTGGCTGTGGGCACAGGTTCAAATCCTGTTCACTATTTCATTATAGATAAACACATTGGGATTAAATTCTGGTCACCCCAGCGCATAAGAGGTTGCGTACAGTGTGTTTTTCTATGGTCAGTATTGGTAGATCCCGACCCGACTAGGTTGCTAGTCACAATACATAGGGGAAGGGGAATCGCCAAGAAGTTGCAAGAGTAGGCTTGACCGCCAGAGGGTAGCGACGCCATATAAAAACACACTAGCATAGAGTGGCGAGCCCGTTTAGCGGCGGGTGTTATGGGTTACTCGAATGCCATCCTCGGGCGAGGAGCTAGCAAGGCGGTTCGACTCCGTAGTGTGTTTCTATATGGTTTAGAGATTGTTAATAAAACGCAATGCTTGATTGACATTGGTGAAGTATTTCATTTTGAAGTCACCGTCATAGAGATCGCGTACAAATATGTAACAGACTCCAGCAGAACTTAAACTCAAATGAAAATGTAAGCCTTGCGGCGTAAAGTTTTCGTAGGTTTTCACAAAAGTATTTATAGCCCGTTAGCTCAATGGTAGAGCAGTCGACTGATAATCGACCGACCTAGGATCGTTACCTGGACAGGCTACCAAATCTGGAAGTATAGCACAGCGGTAGTGCAGCACCTTCATACGGTGTTGGTCAGTAGTTCGAATCTACTTACTTCCACCAAGTTTTGTCGCTGTCGTCTAATTGGTTAGGACACTTATAAAAGGTGAACCTGTTAAGGTTACGTTCAGCATAAATTAATTCCATGTCAAGGAAGTAATCTGGGTTCGAATCCCAGCAGCGACACCAGATTTCGAGATAGACGATAATGTTGAGTCCCTTGTTCGCTAGTGCCCTATTCTTGAGCATGACACACCAGTAGCAGTTCCGGGTAGCATAAACTCCGTTATCGAGACAAGCCAGTGAGTCCTTGAGAAAGATAGCGGGTCGCTCGAAAACTTATTAGGGTCCTTGGTGAAATGGATATCATCTCGGTCTTCGAAACCGAGGGTGGGAGTTCGATCCTCTCAGGACCCGCCATAAAGAATTAATGCCCCTGTGGACAAATTGGCAAAGTCGTCTCTCTCAAAAGGAGAAGTTGTTCTCGGTTCGACTCCGAGCAGGGGTACCAAGTTATGTCTAGTTGGAAACGAAAGTAACCCAAGGGGAGCGCTCTGAACAGGCGCTGCTGGAGGCCTTACAAAAGTAGTTGTCCTGACTGTTCGACCCAAGAGGTGTTAAACCCGTAGATTAAGTTCCTACGCTCTCGCTCAAGGGATGTTGCTGTATCGTAGCAGCACTAGACACCAAATTTAATGCGATTGTAGCTCAGTTGGTAGAGCAAACCTCCCTCATGGCAAAGGGCCAAAACGCCGGGATTAAGGTAGGGCCGATGGTTCGAGTCCATCCAGTTGCACCAAGTTTTGCAGTTTTTGTCTGGAGTAATATTCCTGGACATAGATAAAAACAGAAATGTTCTGCGCCAAGTTTTGTTAGAGTGTTAGCAAGAGAAGTCACGCTGTCTAGGTTTGTTCGAACAACTGAAACAGTAAAAGGATGCGGGTTCGATGCCCGGCTGATCGCTTGAGTGGGATCGGTATACATGGTGGCGTATCATCTGGATGGATCCCAAGTAGCGTACCGAATCCCGCTCGAGCTTGTTAATTCGGGTGAATGGCAGCAATAATGTGGTGCTGCTACTTTAACAAATTCAATTCTCTCTCGGTAGTTTAATGGTAGAATTTATGGTTTGGGACCATATGACGAGTGTTCGATTCACTCTCGAGAGACCATTAATGGAGTTAGTGATGTAATGGTAGCATCAGAGATTGTGATTCTCTTCGCGTGGGTTCGATTCCCATCTTTCTCCCCAAATATGCAACCTTAGCTCATCTGGTAGAGCACCGCCCTGAAGAGGCGGGTGTGCTTGGTTCAAGTCCAAGAGGTTGTACCAAACAATTTGCGTCCGTAGTATAATGGATAATACACTAGGCTACGAACTTAGGAATGGTGGTTCGATTCCATCCGGGCGCACCAATCGCGCACACTTGCTCTTATAGTACAATGGCAGTACAATGCATTGGTAATGCATAAAATCAAGTTCGATTCTTGGTAGGAGCACCAACAAAGGAAATATTATGCCATGGATTGAAAATGTAGCAAAGGTTGATATCACAACTGGCTTCCATCACGCGCCCGGCGAGAACAGTATGCTGATTGGTATCAACGATCCAGCAGGCTGGCCACCAACTGCCTTGCATCAATTCAAGGAGCGTCACAATTTTGAGTTTCTTGACATTGAAGCAAATGATTTTGCACTTGATGAAGAAATGCGTTGTAGCCAAGTCCAAGCTGACGAGTTAGTTCGGCTACTGCAACATGCATTAGAGAACAGAATGAATGTAGTAGTACACTGCCATATGGGCATTTGCCGCAGCGGCGCAGTAGCCGAAGTTGGCGTGATGCTGGGATTCGATGATGTGGGCCGTTGGCGCAGTCCTAACCTGCTGGTCAAGCATCGCATGATGCAGGCGTTAGGATGGACATACGATCCGGATGAAAAGCCAAACATTGACGATTGGCGTACATTTAACAATGATCTTTGAATTGTTGTATTTTTACAACATAATCCTGTCAACTTTTTTTGGTTGACGGGATTTCTTTTTGGTTGTATAATACATATACAGCAACAAAGGAGCGCATAATGCGTATTTCAAGTGCCCAACAAAGCCTAGAAACATATAATTTGGATAGATATCGGCTTGAGCAGTACCGTTTAGAAAAACAACGGGATGAATCCTACTCAATGGTAATTGAAATACGCAAACTTGAACAAATTAAACTAGAACGAATTATGCGAAATATTCGTTTAGACTCAAACAAAGGCAGAACTATTGATGTTGACTGCTGAAGAAAGGAGACAGATATGCCTAGTGTATTTTTAGTCAGCGACACGCACTTTGGACACATGGGTGTTTGCCGCTTTACCCGTAACGATGGTGTTACCAAATTACGCCCATGGGACAGTGCCGAGGAAATGGACGAAGCTATGGTCAAGGCCTGGAACGAACGAGTCCGACCCACAGATAAAATATATCACTTGGGCGATGTGGTCATAAACCGTAAGGCATTAAAGACATTGGCTCGCTTAAACGGCGACAAAGTTTTAATCCGTGGCAACCATGACATCTTCCGTGATGACGAATATAGGACTTATTTTCGTGAATTACGGGCGTACCATGTGATGAACGGAATGATATTAAGTCATATTCCCGTACACAGCGACAGCTTGGGCCGTTTTGGTGTTAACATACACGGGCATACTCACGCAAACCGTGTGCGTAAAGCTCGCGGTGTTGATGCTAGGACTGGAGAAATCTTGTACAGTGACGAACCCGATGTTCGTTACCATTGCGTTTGCGTGGAACAAACTCCTAACTTTGCGCCTATCTTATTTGAAGATGTTATCAAACGCATCGAAGCAGAGGGTGGTAGCGTAGGCTTTAAAAGTGGCAATGGCCCAACGATGTAAGGAGTATTATGCCTAAGTGTTATCAATTGATCGGAGTCCCAGGTAGTGGAAAATCTACCTGGGTTAAAAATCAAATTTGGGCACTGGGGTTGTCTGTGGTATCTACGGACAATTTTGTTGAAGCCTATGCCAACCAACAAGGCCGGACCTACAGTGAAGTGTTCAAAGATTACATGCCTACGGCCATTGATCTAATGATTCAACAGGTTGCGTTTGCACAACAGCACGGTCATACTGTGATCTGGGATCAAACCAGTACCACCGTGGCCAGCCGTCGAAAAAAGTTTCGTATGCTGCCGGACTACCAGCACATTGCTGTGGTGTTTAAAACTCCCGGGCCTGAAGAATTGTCTCGGCGTTTGGCAAGTCGCCCGGGCAAAATAATCCCAGAAGAAATAGTACAAGATATGATTGACCGATTTGAAATGCCCACACTAGCGGAAGGGTTTCAGGAGATATGGCATGTATGATCAACTCGTTATAGTTCAACCGGATAGAATAAGACACTCCTAAGGTCAAGATCCCTGTTCAAGTCAGGGTAGCGAGTCCAGAAATGCTGGCGTTCGTATAGTGGAAAATACAGGGAGCTTCTACCTCCTAAACGGCAGTTCGATTCTGTCACGCCGGACCAAGATATTTTGGTAAAGAAATAGTAGATTTAGATAGACATATATTGATATTACAGTTATAATAACTGCATAGGATGAATACAGCAATTTAAAATCTAACTTAATTACATAGAAAGTGGTCGAGAGACAGTAGCGATACTTCTAGTTCAACTAGACACTCAAGGAATGTATGACAGCATGGAAAGACATACTATGTTTCTAGTAGCAGACACAATTACTAGATAGGCAACATGAATGTTGATAGGGTCTGGGTGCCGTAATTGGCCAGACCAGAAAATAAAAAAAATTGGCACAATCATCCTGTTAAAATTTAGGTTAGGTTCAGCAACTTCATAATACTATGATCTGCTAATCTTATGCCAATGACTGGAGCCGAAAGGCTGTGAAGGGCAGCGGCGTATATGAGATTAGATAGAGGAGTTTCGATAAGTCTCCTCGATAAAAACAAAAAGTAGACAACTAACCTGTTGCATTAATCAAAGAAAGGAATAATATGCAATTCGCAGAAGCAATCGGTAATCAAGAAGCCCGTACCCTAAACGGTATGAAGGCTCGCAAAAGCACAGCCAACGCCTGTGTTGACTTGTTCTACGCCATCGGTGCAAGCCGTGGTAAGAACATCATCCCCCAATTCACCGCAGCCTATGTGGAAAATGCCGATCTCGCATTGCGTATTGTTCAATGGGCCCGCGATGTTCGTGGTGGTTCGGGTGAACGAGAAATCTTTCGTCAAGTGTTGACTCACTTGGAAAACACCAACCCAGCCGACGCAGCCCGTCTCTTGGTCAAAGTCCCTGAACTTGGTCGATGGGATGACCTGTTTGTGTTTAAGACTCAACCTCTTAAATCACAGGCATTCACCATGCTGGGTGACGCACTGCGAGCCAGAAACGGTCTTGCTGCCAAGTGGACACCTCGCAAAGGCGACACTGCGGTTGAAATTCGTAAGTTTTTCGGCATGACCCCAAAGCAGTACCGTAAGAGTTTGGTCAACATGACCACTGTGGTTGAAACTCAAATGTGCTCAGGCTCATGGGACTCAATCAACTACAGCCATGTTCCAAGTGTGGCTCACTCACGCTACAAGAAGGCTTTCGGTCGTCATGGTACTACCTACGCAGAATACATTGCCAAGCTGGTAAAAGGCGAAGCAGGTGTGAAGATCAATGCCAATGCAATCTTCCCACACGATGTTCTCAAAGGTCGTATTGGCGGCTATGGTTCAACCAAGTGGTCTAAGACCGAATTGGATGTGATCGAAGCACAATGGAATGCATTACCCAACTATGTTGGTGATGCCAGCGTGTTACCTTTGGTTGATGTGTCGGGTTCAATGACTTGTGCAGCCGGTCAAAAGGGCACCACTACTTGTCTGGAAATTGCAGTGTCTTTGGGCCTGTACTTTGCTGATAAGAACAAGGGTACCTTCAAAGATTGCATGTTGACCTTTAGTGACAAGCCACAGTTGGTTCGCCTTAAGGGTGCTATCAACGAAAAGATTGACCAAATGGTCTCTACTGACTGGGGCATGAGCACCAACTTGCATGCCGCATTCAATGTGATCCTCAAGACCGCAGTGGACAACAGTGTTGCACCAGCAGACATGCCTGCAACATTGATTATCTTCTCTGACATGCAGTTTAACGCTTGCGTTCAGAATGATGACAGTGCAATGGAAATGATCGAACGCAAGTTCGAAGCAGCTGGTTACGCACTACCAAAAGTAGTGTTCTGGAACTTGAACGCAGGCAGCAATGTTCCTGTCAAGTTCGATAAGAAGGGCACTGCTCTTGTTTCGGGCTTTAGTCCAGCAATCGCTGCAAGTGTATTGGGCGCAGATCCAGATGCTTTCACTCCAGAAGCTATTATGCTTAAGGCAGTGATGATTGATCGTTATGCTGTCTAAAGTTTCGCAGGCTTGTAACATTAGTAAGGAATGAAAAGTCTGCGTCTGCGGCGCACAACATACGGAATGGACTGCGTATCCGGGTCAGGGTACCCTGACACAACAAACTACCAATAGGCCCTCGAGGGCCTATTTTTTTGGTTAAATATTTCATATTATGATTTGCATAGATTTTACAGGCGGCACACACGGACATTTTTTAGAGTTTGTAGTTCTAAAACATGTGTTGCGTGATCCTATCTATGAAAATTTTATGCCATTTACTGATTTAGGCACAGCACATAATAAGCCAAAAATAAAAGGCAAATCTGTGATTGCACAACACTGGTCTGAGCGGATGATACCTTATACTAAACTTTTAGATAATAATGATTTGATAATTCAAATCCCATTAGATCCAAAAAACATCTATTTATATTTCATATTCTTTGGCAACGTAGTAACCAGAGTTGCAGATGTTACCTTAGAGCTGGCACAATTAGAAAAAAATACGCTAGAAAAAATGTCCAAACAAAAATACTATAATTTAAAAAAAACTATAATAAACAATTTTGGCGTTATGGTTGACTATCCCCGATCCGAATTGCGCAATATATTCTATAACCAAATTCGAGAAAGGATTTATAATACGTTTGTAAATTTCCAATCGTGTGAAGATAAGATTACGATTTTTAATTTTGACTCTTTTTATAACTGGGGAGATTTTTTAACTGGCGTGAATAATATAGCCTCGGCACTAGAGTTACCGCAAGTAGATGTAGCCCGTCTACAAAGCGACTACCGAGCATTTTTAAAAAATAATCCAGTATATTGGATGCAAGAAAATGTTAAGGCTTTGTTTACTGCAATATTAAACGATGCTGCTTATTCGTGCAGTCTGAATATTTTGGAAGAAGCTTTTTTGAATGCACTAATAACTCAAGAATTTAACATCCACAGTGGAATATCCACTTTCAAAGACTATTATACAGCAGAGTCGACAATCATATCTGTAGAGATCAAACGTGTACTCAAAAATAGAAATGCTGACTTTGACCCTAGCAAACCAATCAGTCAACAACTGAATCAAGTTGTCTTGGAATTCTAAAGGCACGGTTGGTTCTATTTTTTTTTTGACTGGACTTTTTAAAAGATAATTACAGTATAATCTTTCAAAATAATTAATGAGCATGAATTCAATTGACAAGTTAATGTGGGACGATCAGTCCGGGGTCAGCTGTGTTTATAAATGGACATGGAGTACGGTATATCTAAATGATGCAACTACCAAGAGTTGCTTTCATAATCCGTCACAACCTTTAACATTAGATAATTTTGATAATTTTCACAATCTTGATCAAAAGATTCAAGATAGGCAAGACATGCTAGCTGGCAAATGGCCAAAAGGCTGTGCATATTGTGAACGGGCCGAGCTAGCTGGAGCCAAGAGTGACAGACAAACCGCAAATGAACTACCTAACATCATTCCTATTGAAGTGTTGAAGAACAAGTCTGCGACTTCTGCATCTCCCAGGATAGTTGAAATATATTTCGGCAATACTTGCAATTGTTCATGCATATATTGCGGACCCAGTAGCAGTAGTAAATTACAGTCTGAAATTAATAAATTCGGTGAGTTTACGCACAATACTATCAATATTAAACAGTTCACTAAAAATAACGACCAATACGCGGCTATGGTGAAAAAGTTCTGGAAGTGGTTAGATTTAAATTATCTAAATATACAAAGACTTAATGTACTGGGCGGGGAACCGTTTCTAATGTCTGAAACTTTTCAGCTGCTGGAATTCTTTGAAACTCACCCAAACCACAACTTAGAATTAAATTTTGTCACCAACTTAAATGTGCCAGAACATCTAGTAGATTCTGCAATTGCAGTATGGGAACGATTAGTTACAGAAAAAAAATTAAAAAGAATAGACATAGTTGCTAGTTTAGATACTTGGGGAGATTCCGCAGAGTATATCAGACATGGTCTAAACTTAGACTTGTGGGAAAGAAACTTTTTAAAAATTTTAGCTAGTCCAGCAGTTTATTTAGGTATAAATGCAGCAGTCACAAATCTCAGTATACAAGATATGCCAGTATTGATTAAAAAATGGCTACTATGGAATCAAACGAGACCTGTTGGATTCTACAGTGCTCGAGTTACCAAACCATCTTTTTTATCTCCTGATGTGTTGCCGTATTCGCTCAATCATGATGCTCTTAGGGAAGTACTTGAATTGATGCCCGAAGACACATGGCTTAATAAATGGTGTAAAGAAAGATTATCAGGCGCAGTAGAAGTAATGTCGATATCTACTCAAGGCGACCGGGCACTGATGAAAGACTTACAAGTTTACTTAAACGAATTAGATCGGCGCCGCGGCACAAATTGGAGGGAGACTTTTTCATGGTTATCGTCTACTCTAGACAACTTAGATTAAATACTTTTTCAATGAGGATAATATGGGAATCAAACAAGAAATTTTAAGATACAGCCGCCAAGAAAATATGCAACCATTGAGTAATTGGTTTGAAACTGCATTGGATGAACTTATTGCACAAGATGTGTATATGGATGTAAACGCAGTTGAAGATACTGGTCGCAAATTGGTCAGTGGTCTAATCAGCTATTCTAAAAAATACAACATTCATACAGTTGTGTTGGGCATGAGCGGCGGAGTTGATAGTGCGCTGACCGCAGCATTGTTCAAAGCAGCAGGCTGGCGTGTAATTGGTGTTACCATGCCGATTCATCAGAATCCTGAAGAAACTCAGCGAGGACTAGAGGCGTGTAAAGTATTAAATCTGTCGAATATACATGTTGACTTGACTCAACAATACGAGGATTTATTGGCCAGCGTAAGGGACTACGATCTCACCATCGACAAACCCGACAATGCCATTCGCCGCGGCAATCTCCGAGTACGGTCAAGAATGATGACAGTGTATAACATTGCCAGTATGGAAAAAGGGTTAGTGGGCAGTACTGACAACTTCAGTGAATTAGCTGCTGGATTCTGGACTCTACACGGTGATGTGGGCGACCTAGCACCCATTCAAAGTCTACTAAAGAGTTGGGAAGTGCCCAAGCTGGCAGAAATTTACGGTGTGCCGGCCAGTACAGTGTTTGCCAAACCCACTGACGGGTTGGGAATCAGTGACGGGGATGAAGCACAATTTGGATTTAGTTATTTAGAATTTGACATTGTGTTGATGAAGCTATGTCAGCTGACCACAGACACGAATAGAAAAGAATTTCTGACCAGTCTGGTAGTACCCGACATGGATCTACCCAAAGTAAATCGAATATTAGATAGAATCAAAGGCAGCACATTCAAACGCAGCAATCCCTATAATCTAGAGCACCCATTGCAAGACAACAGGTATGGGGGATTACGAGCAGTTGACCTTGGTCTATGGAATCTATAAATGAGTGACGGCGGCAAGGGCAGTAAACAACGCCCAACTGATAAACAAAAGTTCGACAACAATTGGGAACTAATATTCGGTAATAAACCCAAAGAAACTTCGAAAGAAATAAATACAGGTGAACTACCGGACTCCCAAAATGATTTACACCATACACGACCAGACTGATCCATTCGCGGCTCTTTTAAAAGACGATCCAGTTCGTCCACATATACCTGCAGAACAACGATTTGGAGCCAACAGACAAGTATTTGCTCTTACCGAAAATAATATAGTCAGTGCAGTAGTAT